TTATCTTGCCTACGTTAACTTTTTTTTCTATCCACATTATACAGTCGCTATTGTAATCGCACCTGCTGATTCAAAACTCAAACTATATTGAACCGAATCATTATAAGTACCACTGTATTCAATTGATGCAACTTGGAATGCACCAGTGAATGTATTGTAGTCAGGTACTAAAAACTGAAAGTTTGTAAAACTGGCACCATCGAATGCCGTCAATACAGACTGTTCACTAGCTGAATCTGTGAATACACCACTACCTGAGATGGTAAATGATTTTACTCCACCTTGAGCCATAAGTGTACGAACTCTAGACGAATCTTTATTTGTTACATCAACTGTTTCTTGGTTGATTGCGATTGAGGTATCACGTAAACCTGCGACTGTTGTAAATGTCTCAGGACTACCACCATTCCCAATCTTCACTAGAAGTGATGCACCTTTTTGTACTGCCATAATATATCTCCGTAATTATTAACTGTCGTATACGATAAAATCTATCGTAATAATTCCATGTCTAGTCAGATTATCGCTTTCTACTATCGTTGCAGTATTTACTACATAAGATACTACTGACGATGCTGACGTTACTGAAATTGTACTCCCATTAAAGATGTTATACAACCTCTCCATAATCTCTTTAATCTCCTTCTGACCTCTGTATTGAGACCATACTTCTATGTCAACTCTGTGCTCATTCCCGTCTAATGTTTGTGTGCCTATATCTGTAGAAGTTTCTAAACCAATACGTACGTATGGATATGCAGTATCTTGAGGAACATTATCAAATATTTTGTTGTTGCCAACTAAAGTATCTAAAGCAGAATCATTAGATAATGTAGTAAAGATAGCTGACTGTAAATCAAAAGAATGAAATCCCACTATACTCTCACTTTCAAAAGATTAATCATTTTCTTTGCCATATTGACAGTCGTCCGATAAGCATGAGAAGTTTTGCTCATAAATGGTCTATCCATATCTTCGAGAGTTTCTGCATAATCAACATTCGCTGAAACTTTGGCTACGAATCTTGATAGTTTTCTTAAATCCATACTTTTTGTTAAATCACTGGTATCAACTGCAGGTGCTTCACCTACTGCTGATGCAATGTGATTCTTTTTTGCTTTAGTTTTTTTGTATGTCTTACCAGTTTTAGCAAACGTAAAACTTCTTTGAACTTCATTTTTAAAAAATTGAGAAATAGAGTCTACATATCTTTGTGCATTGTTCTCATATTTTCTTTTTACCTCACGATTACGTCTCGGTAGTTTGTTAATAATTCTAACACTAACACTCACGTTGCAACTCCTTCTGTCGCTAAAATTTCCTGAAACTTTTTTCTACCTTCGACTAAGTCTTTTATATCTGTAATATCAAAAGTTTTAGAGTCGTAAGATATTCTGTGTTTTTTTGTAAGTGAAGAAATATATCTTATTGTAAATCTATAAGAGTTAGTTCCTCTAATTTGGTCTCCAAAAACTGATTCGCTTCCAGATAAATTTTCAGCTTTCGCCCATACTGTGTTCGATGTAGAAAAAGATGCAGTCTGTCCTCCTCCTGCGTCCATAGATGTAGACAAACTCTGTAATGCAATTCTATTTCGCATCTGCCCAATCAATGACACTAGACCATACCTCCGTAGTGTGCAGTTCCACGAT